GCAACGCTGGAGAGAACCTGGGCCTAATGCGGACGGGCGCTAGCGCCCGGGCGCAGGATGCCTTCCTACGGGCTGAGAGAGTCTTTCACCAGTTGCCGGACCGAGTCAGCCGCAACGTTTACAAGCAGTTGCTACGACGAAGCCTGAAGCGGCTAGCGACCGCTTACAAGTCTGCTTGGCAAACCCATCCTGCGCAATACCCCAGCAGCAGCCCGCAGCCCAGTCTGCGCCGAGCAGCCAGCAGCGTTATCCAATCAATGGGCGATACCAGGGGACTGAAGACCACGGCACGCACTGGTATGCGCTACCGGCGCAAGCCGAGAAGCTATGTAGCGCCCATCGTCGACGCCAAGGGCCATTGGCGCATCAAACGGCACATCCAAAACGAGTTCCCTGCGCACGTCTTGAAAGACGATTTGGCAACTGTCATTGAACAGCAGTTCGACGAGCTTGTCCGCAAGGCCCGGCTGAAAGCGAGGAAGTCGTGAGCATTGAAACGGCTATTCGTCGAAGGCTGACCGATGACGTGGGCGTTACGCAGTTGGTTAGCAACCGCGTTAGCCCTGAGTGGCGTCGCGAAGGCACCCCGCTGCCTGCAATCGTTTACAGCGTCGAGAGCCGCACACCAGTGCGGACACTTACGGGTACCACAACGCTGGCCGAGTTCCAAGTTGCGATTGACTGCATTGCTTCAACCATGTCCGGCGCCCGCACGCTGGCGGTCGCCGTATCTGATGCCCTGAACGACAACACGGGCTACGGCACGATCGACGGCACCACTATGCGTTGGTCAGCGACTGACGGCGAGGACGTCGAGCGTATCGACAATCAGGAAGGCACCGATGACGGCCCGCGTGTGGTGCGTCAAACCTACCGAATCTGGGCAACAGGAGGCTGAGTCATGGCATTCGTTAGTAACGGGACAAGCATTTCGTTTGGAGGTGTGGTCGTTGATGCGACCGACATTAGTATTACCGCATCAAGCACGGCCATAGACGCAACCCCACTCAACAGCGCTTTAGCGGTAGCTATTCAGGGACGTCCAACAGTGACGGGAACCGCGACAATTCATACAGACAATGCAACGGCCTTGAGTCTTGCTCAAAAGTTTGCTGGATCAACCCCTGTGGTTTCTGCAATTGCCGTAGCAATTTCTGCATCCGGGGGCGCTGGTGGTGGGGTTGATTTTTCCGGTCAGGCAATCATCACTGGGTTCAACCCTAGTTGGTCCAATGACGCTGTGCAGTCAGCATCGGTCACTTGGCAGTACACAAGCGAGATCTCAGTAAGCCGGGTATAACATGTGGCGCGAATACACTGATGAATCAATCGCAGGTTTCCCCGGCACCCTTAGTGTCCGGCCGCTCACGATTTCTGAATGGCGGAAGGTTGAGCAGTTGCCGGAGGCCGACAAACAATTATTCGTGCTCGAAGCCTGCACCAGGGTAGATGGCGTCCCGGGCAGTGCCGGGCTAGACGTTCATCTAGCAACCGCACTCATACGGGGGGTTATGGCAAACCCTTGGAGTGGACCACAGCAGACCGCCTAGAACATTTGCTGTTGGTCCTGACATACCGGCTGTCTGGCAAGCCGGAGACCGTAGTGGAGCCTTGGCGCAAGGCGCGCCAGGCTGACTGGCTGGCAACGCTGGAGAGGATTGCAATATGGCCAAACTCGGACTCTCAATCGGGATCGACGCGGACGTAACTGGCCTTCGCAAACTGGGTCAGCAGGTCACTGGCGAGCTCGAAAAGTTGCGCGGCATAACAAACCGGATTGGAAGCAGCATCAACGCTGCAATGTCCCTGCCGATAGTGAGCTTCGTTAGCAGCGTTGCTCAAGCCAATGCCGAAGCCCGCAAGATTCGGAGTGAGTTGTTGGCGCCCTTCAGCACCAGCATGATGCAAGCTAGCGTACGCGCCGAGATGGCAAAGATGCAGTTTGCGCAACGCATGGTTGCCCAAGGCTTGGATACTGTTGATGCTAGGAAGATCGAGACAGATGCAAACAAGGAGATGTTGACGGCGCTGATGGCGCAATCACCAACAAACACCGCCGCGAGGTCTATAGAATCTTTTATTTCTGAGCCCTCTGCCTTTTTGGGCAACCTGGTTCGTGCTGCCGGAGGGTACGCAACTGGTGCGCAGGCTGAATTGAACGAATTGTTTTCAGGCAATTTGGGTTTCCTGACCTCCGGGACTTTCAACGACCCGAGAAACAAGGCAGCAGCCGAGCTTGGCCGAACTCAAATGCAGGCCGGGATGGCCTTGGCCATGAATGACGTTGGACAGTTAGGTCCGTTGTTGTCGCAACTAGAGCGGCAAACCTATGTGCTGCAACAAATTGACCGCAATACGCAGGGGCAACGCTAATGGCATGGGAAATCCAACGATTACACGCCAACCAAACGTTGAGCATTGGCGTTGAACCTGCCGAAGCCGTGCTGCGCACGCAGTTCATGGTTTTGCAGAACGACCCAGGACACAACGGCTCCAACGAGGACGGTTGGACGATTTGGACATACATAAAGGCGCAAGCACCGCCATTCAATGCCATTGAATCTATTGGTATGCGTATGGCTGCTGCGTTTTTTGATATCGGGTTGGCGCAAATGATCGTCACCGACATCGACGTCGCCTCACATCCGAATAAGAACAACTGCTACTTCGTTACGCAGACTTCCAAGGCCGTATTGGTCGGCGAGTCGCCCTATCGCGGGCTCAAAATTAGTTACCAAAGTTCCAATCGGGTTGTGCAACAATACATTCGGCCTAGTGGGGGCTATACAAATGGAAACCCTGCTGGTTCGTTCCCCGTTGGGGGCAACGTAGTTTGGCCGCCAACGGACTTGATTTCAAATGGCACAATCACAAATGTCATGGGAAATCCGATTCAGTACGCCGTACGGCAACGAATCATTCGTTTGGAATTCCTAGCGCATGAACCCAATGCAGGGATTGGGTACACAAACGTGCCAGCCGATCCTCTGCTGAAAGTCAACCACCGCAACAGCGATAATTTTTTGGGTAGCCCGCCCGGAGCAATCCTGTTCCAGTCGTACGAGCAGCGCTACCTTTCAGACCAAGTGAAAATGGATATTTATACGTTTGTTGACGACGCATGGTTGCACCTCGAACAAATGCCGATTCGCAACCCGGTTGACGGTTCAATATGGAATGACAGCACGCAGTCAATCGGCGGCAGTCCGGTTAAGGTCTCTGGGCGCGCAGTATGGTTCCAGCCGTACGAAAAAACGTCAGCTTTTTCCACACCGGGCAACATTCTGCCAACCCAAATCCTTAGCTTGGCGTCAAACCCGGCGCCCGTTTGGCAATGAGCGGTTTTCTGCAACCAACCGTGTATGGCACTTTGGGTGTTTCATCAGACGCCCAAAACGCGATGGTGTTTGCGGCGCAGTTTGTCAACGCCAATCGAGCACAACTTGAAGCGCTGTTGAAGCCGCCTAGCGTGACGCGCCAGTGGCATGCCATGCGCGTGGTCGGCTCAACGCAAGTTGCTTCTAACACATGGGAATACACGCTTAGAAAGGCTCAGCCTGATTCAAACCCGCTTATTACCGTCGATTCAGAACAAACCGAATTACTTGAGGTTGTTGCGTACAACCTGGCCGAGTACGGCAACACAGCTGCGATAGCAGGCGGGGGAGTAGACGCCACACGGGCTAACAACCTTGGATTCGAGTTGCTGCCGGTGCCAGACGACGCTTTTGTTCATGCCTTTGTCATGTACCAAGCCGACGGTCGATCGGTAGCCCTCTTCGAGCGCATGAACATTTACGACGGTGAGTGCGAACAGGGCGGATTCACTGTAGTAGACGGGGGTACGTACTAATGGCTGACCAAATTCGATTCAAGCGAAGCAGCACGGCCGCATCCGTGCCAACTGCTGAGCAACTTCTCCCAGGCGAACCCGCCATCAACACAACGGACGGCAAACTGTTTGCCGAGAATACGGCGGGCCTATCTGTCTTCACTTGGTCTAACGACGCAGCTGCGGCAATCACGGGGGGCACAATCAACGGCGCGACGGTTGGCGCGACTACGGCCGCGCCCGGCACCTTTACGACGATTACGGGGACTAACGATGCAAACATCAACTCAGTGCGTGTCGGCAAAGGCAACACGAGCGTCGTCCACAATACCGTGCTGGGCCTTGACGCTGGGCGAGTGCTGAACGCCTTTAGCAATGGCAACACGCTGTTGGGCTACCAGGTCGGGTACTTTCTTACCAGCGGCCAGTTCAACGTTGGCATCGGCAAAGATTCGCTCGGTTCTGTTACTTCCGGCAGCTCGAACATGGCTATCGGCAAGGGCGCTGTTGCGTCGAACTCCACAGGCAACCACAATGTCGCGATCGGGACAGATGCCCTATTCAACGTAACAGGGGCGACCAACATCGGCATCGGCGGTTTCGCTGGCAACAACCTGAGCGCAGTAAACGACAACACCTGTATCGGCCATGATGCTGGTCGGTTCCACTCTGATGGGTCAACCGCGCTGACGAGCGCAATGTCAAGCACCTACATCGGTGCCCGCACCCGAGGGCTGAGCAATAGCGACAGTAATAGCGTGGTAATCGGCGCTAACGCCATCGGCGACGGCGCAAACACTACTGTCCTCGGCACGTCAAGCACAACTCAAACAAAATTACACGGTACATCCTCAAGCGTCGGCATCATTAGCGGCAACCGGCTTCGGATTGCGAACGCTAAGACGCCAGCCAGTTCCAGCGACACTGGCACGGCAGGGGACATCTGCTGGGACGCAAACTACCTCTATGTTTGCATTGCCACCAACACTTGGAGGCGCGCTGCGCATTCGGCCTTTTAATGGAACACTCAGAGTACATCCTCAAATTGCGCGAGGGCATGGCGGCCAATGTGCTTGTCATAGACCTACCAGTCGATGCCGAAGATCGCTTTACTCGAATTGCCTTGGCCGTTTCGCACCTGGAATCCATGCTGCTCGATGCTGACCTTGCGGCTAACAGCACTGAAGCTGAGCGCGCTGTATGGCAGCAGGCGGCAGACAGGGGCCGCTTGTGATACAGGCATTGCTTCTAGCGCTGTTGGTGGTTGCCGGGTGCGCTGGCCCGTCCGAGCGCATTGCGGCAAACACTACAGAGGTGCGGCGGCTTGCACACTCGAGCGGGCAGCGTTTTGAGCGCATTGCCAGTGAGGCCGACGCCGTAACGCCCAGAATGCCCAACATTAAAACCGAAGCCGTAGCCGGTCAGGGAGAGCAGGCCCGTATCCTCAACGCTGTTGACATCATCTATATGGCGCTAACAGGCGTGGAGGACCAAGTGCCCTGGTGGGTGGTCCCCCTCGTTTGGATCTGCGTTGCCCTAGCCGTGCTCGGCATCGGGTTTATCATTTGGCACACTGGGGTGGGGCGTTTAGTAAAGGGTTGGCTCGGCATCGTGACGCCAACCGAGCGCCGGGCAGCTGAGTTGTCAGCCGATTTGATTAACCTTACACCAGGGCAATCAGCCGCAGCGATTGCTGCGTTGCGCCGATCCGACCCAACTTTCGACGCAGCGTTCCGGCACGCTGCGCCAATTCGCACTCAAAGCCGGACTAGGAAACGCAAACCATGATTGTTGCATCCATTTCATCGTTCCTTGGTTCGGTGTGGTTCGCTGCGCTCGCGCTTGTCGCGGGCTTCATCATCGGACATTTTGGTCTGCTATCGCGGTGGCTTAAGAAGTGACCCGCCAGTGTTGCTGCGGCGCTGCATGCGACTGCGCGCCAACAAATGCTTCACCGATTGCATACGCTGGAACGCTCGGCGATTTCACCTATACGGTCGATTTTCCGGGCAGCAGCAAGGGCCCGTTTGTGCAGTCGCGGGTCAGTCAAGTCACCACGCAGTTGCGTAATCACGGGCCGTATGGTCCAGATCAAGACCAATGTGCAGAAGGAATGCTTTGCGTTGATGCGTTTGGTGTTCCGTGTGGTCCTCTTAAAGCTATTCCTCAAGCAAAGATTCTCGACGAGGACGTTGAGATTGAAACTAGAACTTGCGGATTTGAGCTCACGAACAATGTCGGCGTAATCGTTGGCTATAACTGGTTTCCAATCGCAAATAATTGCGACTTACCCGGATGCCCTGGTGGACATTTAGAGGCCGTACAATGGGGAAACGGCCCGATACCTAAAACCATCGGTGGCATTCAGGTTGCGCCAAAGTGGCTGCTCGGCCAGATTTTTTCTTCGGCTGCGACAATTCGATTCCGGCGCAACACACTTAGGGGATTTGCGTGCGATTTGACTTCAAGCAGCAACGATTTTTTCGGATCGCCGACTGTGACGGCAGCCAACTGCAAGTACCTGCATCGGGTGCCGAGCGGCTGGCCACCATGCCCGGGCACTCAGGTCGTAAACTCTTGCGGCCAATATTTCGGCTATGGCGAGCCTAACCTCACATTCTCCTTGCCGTGCATAGCAACTGACTGTTGCTGCCGGAGCGAGCTGCGCGTCAATTTCAAGGTCGCGCAACGAATTGACGAGCGGCACTGGGCCACCACCGCGCCCTATCCGATCAGCGTGAAGCCCGGGACCAGCACGCAGGCAGTGATTACGATTACCGCCTTCTACTACGGGTGCACCGACACTCGACTGTACAGCGCGTCAAGCACGCAACCGGCTGTTCGAGTATTCACGCTTGATCGAGCGAGTGTCACCTATGCAAGCGGTCTCGACACGGTAAGTCGGTATGGAATTGGGGATGTGCCAGCCAATCCACTGCCGTATGTTCAGGTTACGGACTGTGGTGCGCTTGGCGCACCTAACACCTCCAATGTTGACAACAGCAGCGGTTGCAATTTTTGTTCGGGATCGATCTTGAGCGCTGCAAGCGCTTTTTCAATGGGCGTGCCAAGGTCGGTCGCCGTCACAAGAACTACGCCGTGAGCGATCCAATCGTGCATCGTTGGAGGCGCGAGGAGGGCGATCAAAGCGCTAGGGTTAGCAACTTAGTGCGGGGAGCCGTCGGCGTGGCTAAGGCTGCAATGGGAATCGGCGCAGCTAGCCCACAGGACTACCAGGCGAGATGGGCTATCTGCATGGCCTGCGACCAGCACGACGCCGGGCGCTGCCGGACGTGCGGCTGCTTTACAGGTGCCAAGGTGCGTGTGGCTCAGGAGTCATGCCCAGTTGGCAAGTGGGTTGCCGTCGAACCCAAACCGGAAAATTTGCATAATCGCAAGTCGGACCTATAGACGGGTGCACAGAATCACGATAACACTGGGTAACCAAGGTCCACACCCTTGGTAACAATGGTCTGAGCCAAGGTCCAAAACCCGTGTTTCTTGGGTAAGAAAGCGTCCGATAGTATATGTTAAGTACAGCAATAACAATCGTTTACGGTTGTTATCGTGAAAGTTGGACGTTGCAGGGACGTTGGTTCAGACCAGTGCTTACGGCTGCTGGGCCGTAGGCACGCTGCTCCGTTTGTGTGGAAAGGGGTCATTACATGGAACGTCCTGAACAGTCTGAACTGGCCGATGATGGCCTGCGGCTTCTCGACCTCTACTGCTGCGCTGGTGGTGCTGGTGAAGGATACCGACTTGCCGGCTTCGATGTAACTGGTGTGGACATCCGGCCACAGCCGAAGAATCCGCATCGCTTCGTGCTGGCTGACGCGCTGGAATATCTCGCGGAACACGGCCACGAATACGACGCAATCCACGCCTCGCCGCCATGCCAAGCCTACACCAAGGCCGGCAAACAGTGGCGCAAGGAAGGCCGCAAATATCCCGACATGATAGCCGCAACTCGCGCCGCGCTGCAAAAGACTGGCAAGCCGTGGGTGCTGGAAAATGTGCCGGGTGCTCCGCTGCGAAATCCCGTGCTGCTGAATGGCTCGGTGTTCGGGATTCGCGTCCATCGTCCGCGACTCTTTGAAACCAACTTCCTGCTGCCGCAACCCGAAGTGCCGCCAATGAAGCCGGTGAAGATGGGCAGGCCGATACGAGAAGGTGACACCGTGCAACCCGTCGGCCACTTCTCCGGCGTCCGCTACGCCGCGAAGGAAATGGGATGCGAATGGATGGGGCAAGGCGAACTGGCGCAAGCTATCCCGCCAGCCTACACGAAATGGATAGCCGAACATCTGCTGCGCGTCGCCGCGTGGCACAACGATCCGCTGACTGGCTGGATGTATGGGGAGGTGATGGCGTGATTACAAGCCCAACTATCGGCGCTATCGCCAAGGCCCTAGCAGCTGCCCAGCAGGTCATTGGGGTAGCGCAAAAGGGTGCTACCAACCCACACTTCCGATCCAAGTACGCCGATTTGCAGGCCGTTGACGAGGCCTGCCGTCCCGCGCTTTCGAAGGCGGGGATAGCCATTGTGCAGGCCTGTGACTATTTTGAAACACAGGTTGCAGTCACTACCCGGCTAGTCCACGGCGAGAGTGGCGAGTACTTCGAGTCAACCATCCACGTGCCAGTGACGAAACAGGACGCCCAGGGCGTTGGCTCGGCACTGACGTACGGCCGCCGGTTTGGCCTGTCTGCGCTAGCGGCCGTCCCTGCGGGCATTGACGACGACGGGAACGCGGCGGTAGGGCGGGGCTCGCTGCCAAACGAAGCCCCGCCTGCCACCGTCGAGCCCCCGCCAGCCACCGTGTTGCACGTAGAGCCAGTGGCACCGGATGGCGAACTGCCAACTGAACCCCCGCAGGCCTATCCGCTTGCGTTCTCGGCAGCACAGTTGCACCCAGTTTGGAAAATCCAAGAGCTAGGCACAGACGGTTTGCGCGGCGGTCGCTCAAGGGTGTACTACGCCGACGCTGTAGGCGTCGTTGTAAAGCTCACGGACAGCACTGGCCTGAAGAGTCCTACACGCTGCGTGTTGTGGCCGAACGGCGCCACTCACTTTAGTTCGTTTGCACGCTGGACCTCTCCGCTCGGCGTGGGGGCAACGGTCAGGCTTAAGGGCATCACAAAGAACGTGAAGGGCACGGCCACCTACTGGAACTACGAAAGTGTCGAGGCTTACAAGCCGGACGCAGATGTAGGAGATGCCATTGAATTCCGATCATTTGACATGGGATGAAAACTGGAAGTACCTGCTACGGTGTTTCCCCTCAATCGAAAAAGCCCCTGTACCTGCGAAAGAACAGTTTCACGAGCGGCTTTCAAAGTTGAACCAACGCTGGGTGCGCGAGGCCATCACGTTGGCCGTGAATAAGCACGGTCGGCGCTACCTGACACTGGAACACCTACTCGGGTTCTACAAGGATGTGTTGCCAC